TGCCTACCTCGCTTTCATTCACATTCAGGTTTATCACCCCGTAGGACTTTACCTTCTGGGGAGAAATCAACATAGTGTTTTTAAAATCAGTCATTTCTTTATGGTTATTTGCAGTTATTCTTCGGTATCGAAATCTATTACGAACGGGGCGATGCGTATTCCGTCCTTTGCTCCGGTTATCTTTTCCAGCGCCTCTATAATCACGTCTTGCTGGGGCTCAATCACGCTCTTTTGAAAAAGTTTATAGCTGTCGCGGTATTCGTTGGTGGCAAAACCGGTTGATATTCCATTCACCAGGCCCATGAGGAGCGGGGTACAACGCATAGACACGAAAATGTTGGTTCTGGCGTTATCCTTTATCGCTATATATCTTTCTGGGGTCTCGTCGCTCTCAATCTTGGTTACCTCTATTCCGCTTCCGTCCTCATTTTTCCAGTAAAGCATAAAGTTGGCCTCATTTTCGCTTCCGCAGAACTTGCTCTTTATCGCTTTCTCTATGCCTTCTTTCTGCTCGTCGGTTAAATTGTTGTTTTCCGGGAAATTGAACACATATTTTGCGGAAAAACCACGGGCGACGGTATTCAAGCTGTATTTTGCACACTCAATCTCGGTTAGGACATCGTAAATAGCCCCGGCGAACGGAGGGAGGGGGTAAATAGCGTTGGTTGTGTCATTTTTGTAGTAGAAAATCTGGGTCGGGTTGTCCTTGTTGATGTGCTCCGGGTCAAAACGGTCAAATTCCTGGCTCTTGGTCTGGTATTTCGTCCATTTCTTAGCGTAGTATATCTTGGTGCCGTCCTCATTCACCCTACAACGACCGAAGTCCAGCGGGAATAGCTCAACTACCTGGCCGAGCTTGTTATAAATGACCTGGATAGCGAAACCGCCATAGACATTCAGGTTGAAATCGAGCTTGCTGATGAGCTGACGCATAGTCATTCCGGTCCTATTCGCCTTCTCACGCCAGTATGCAGCGCTGTTGTCCAAAACGATGTCATCGCCCAAAACATAGTTGATGGTACCGTCTATGATAGCTTTCAGCGTGGCGCTCTTGCTGTAGCAGTTGTGGTATAAAACGGGCAGCTGGTTATCCAGTCCCCAGGTCACCAGGCTCTTGTTGCCATAGATAGCCTCTTCCGGGTCCACCACATATTTGTTCTCTATGTCCAAAACGGATAGCTGTATTCTGTTTTCTTCCATATCTATTTGTATATTATTTAGTTATCGTAGTAAAAAATCAGGTTATTATCCTGGGTCTCGTCATATACATTCTCATAGACGGGCACGCCATCGCCTATTTGCAGCAGACCGGTAGATGGTTGCAGGTCGCGGAGGAGGACATCGCCTTCCCCGGTATGCAGAATAGTCTCCAAAATCGGTAAATTCATGTCATAGACAACATCGTCGCGGTTGTTGATGAGGACCACATAGGTATATTCCCCGTCCGGCACGTCAAGCTCCGTATCAAAACGGTAATATAGGTGGTTATCGCTTGTATCAGTCAGCCCCGAATAGATAAAAAACTCCTTGCTGGCATTATTTTCCAAAAGCAGGTCGTATTTCGGTTGTTTTATCATGTTTTTTTCTATTTTCTCTGTCTTTTAATAGATATTTGTAGGAATTCAACAAAATGGGCACCCCTTATTGGAGCGCCCATCGTATCAGTATGAGGGTTTAAGTTTAAATGTCGGCGTCTTCTACTGTCCATCCAGCAGGTATTCCATTCACAGTCCTTTCCCAGGTAGCATTAGGGTGTTTGACAAATGTACCAGTAGGAGAAACACTACTAAGCCAGTTGGAGGTACAGCTTGATGCAGATATATTTGTTGCTAAACATTTGACATATACAAGTTTAGGACAGTTTGCAAACATATATTGATAAGCATATGGTTCCAAAGTTGCAGCGGGAAGAGCTGGTGCTTTTTCCAGGTTGATGCAGTCCTCAAACATTTTGTGATAACAGGTATTCTTTGTGTTTTGCGGCATTATAATGTTGGAAGTATCTGTAATTCCACTATTTTTCCAAAACAAGGAATCAAAGTTATGGAGTGTATTGACTGTATTGCCTGACGGTAGTTCTGTTTCGGTCTGGTAGTTGTCCCCGTAAATAAGGCTTAGGATATTACCATATGCTTTGAAAGTAGCGCTACCACCAAACAAGTTATAACCCGGACCAGAACAGTAACTATTGTTATTTCCTTTAAATACAACTATATCACCAGGAACAACACTTATAGATGGCGCTGAACTTCCAGTATTACTAGTTATACTAGTCCATTCTCCGTCATTTTTCTTGTATTGGATTGTCTTTGAATTGGTTGAGCCTCCGGCATATCTTTCCCAAGTGATAGTTCCAGCTGACAGTATTTCAAAAGTCAGCGGAATAGCGGAATAAACGATAGTTGGCCACACTATATCGGTACCCAGGCAGATTTTTGCCACCTGGGTATCGCCCACATATGCATTCTGTATTTCTTTATTTGTCATTTTCCTTCTTGTTTTATCAGCTTATTTGCATATGCGTTTTTGTTGGTATTAGATGCGGGTCATCAGCTTGGAACAGAAAGGACGACCCCTGAAGTAATTTTGAGATTTACTTTGTATTTCAAATATACTACTAAAATGACACCAGGCTGAATTACCATCAACCTCTGTTGATGTTCCTCTAAAACCTAGAGAATAAGAAGTCACCCCGATTGCGGTAAATCCTGCATTTAATTTTGCCAGACTTTCGGCATCCTTGATGTAATTAATTTGACCGCAAGCCGGAACATACCAATCTCCTTGTACTGTACCAGAAGTATGATATCTCCAAGCACATTCAAATGCCGGGTAGTAGCCAGCTTTATCAGTCCAAGTAATAGCGGATGCAGTCTTCCAATCAGTCTGTGCCGTCGCGTATTGAAGTACAGCCTCGGTATTAGCCTTACCATTCATATCTGTGATTGCGGTACCAGAGTTTGCATAGTTGGTGAGTTCTGGGATGTCAAAATTAGAATAGCCCCATTCAAGGCCTTGTTCTCTTGATTGTCCGCTGTCCGGGCTTGTCTTTGATAAAAAGTTAAGTCCCATAAAAGTAATCTCTCCGGTAGGACCTAGGATAGCGTCATCAGTCTGCGGGTATGCTACTACGCCGACCGGAACATATGATGCGGCCGGATAGCTCGTAGTATTATAGTCAGCCTGCTTAATGTAGTGGAGCAGGTCGTCAGCCACGGAATAGACCACGATGTCTCCCACCTCGGCTTTGTCTGCTTTTACGCCGTAATATACCTTATCATCGTCGGTCGTGTAGGCGATAAACGGACGAGAAAGTTCCTTGTTATTAAGTGCGGTCTGTACATCACCGCTGGTTGCATAGGTTCCTATATATTTTGCCATAATTTTTGTGTATTTTTTCTATTTTATTGTTTATTAGTCTTTTATGATGTAAAGTGTCGCTTGGTCTTTTTCCACAATAGCGTCATATTCGCTCTGTGTGCCAGACCAGATATTTTTGACGACCGCGCTCTTAACGGTTGCTGTATTCAGGTCGTTGATAGCCGCAGATGTTGCCAGCTCCTTATTCTCAATAGTGTCATTTATCTCCGCTATAGCCGGGTCAACATAGTCCTGTATTTGAACATTTACCTGACCGGGTTCTGTTTTTCTTGCTGCAATATTATCCACTTCAGCCTTTTTGTAATATTGCTGGTTCAGTCTGGTCTCAATATTTCCCTTAAGGTCATTCACGGCCGCAGCGATAGGGAGCTCTATATCTTCCGTATTTCCACCGACCTCATTCCAGTTTTCGCCGTCATATTGGTAGACGCTTACGGTATCTCCGCTTGCGAGGGCTACGACGGTGCCTGGGTCTGCGTTCAACGGAAACTCGGTGACCGGGGTGAGCTCATTTCCAGCGGCTCCGCCTTCGGTAACGCAGGTTTTCATCCAGTTGATGCTGACCTTGCTCTGGTTGCCAGATAGTCTGTAATAGCTGTTAGCTGCAACACCGGTAACGAGCCGGGTGACGCCAGCTCCTACGGTGAATAGGTTAGAAAAGTTCGTGCCGTCTGCGGATATTTGTAGCGTGTATCCTTCGCTGGACGGACTGATAGAAAAGTTGTTGGTAAGTACCTGAAACGGCTGCTCACCGGTAATCTTTGTAATCATTCTTCTTCGTCTTCTTTATGATTTTATTTTTCCTTTAATATATTTAGTTGGAACATTCATAGTAAATAGTAAAAAATAGGGGACCGCCATTCTCTGGCAGTCCCCGAAACCAGTCCTTGTTAGGCGGTAGCGAAAATAGTCTGCACGAACCGGTTATTGAATAGCTTGTATCCTGCTGGCGTATGTTGCCCAGTAGTAATTTGTTGCTGTTGAATTCTTGTATGTTTCAACGCTTTCAGCTGGAACATATATAGGGGCATCATCTGTGCTATTGAACGCTTGGGACCCAATTTCACATGGTGTGCTATTTCGTACCGTTATACCACTTACAGGGAGTGAAGTGTCAAACCGGAACGAGAACGCACCTATTCTGTTGATAGTCGCCGGTATATCTATTCCTTGCAGGTATGTACAGTATTCAAATGCGTGGTCGCCAATTGCGGTCAATCCGGTGCTTAATATTGCTGAAACCATATGACCGCAGTTCATAAAGGCGCTCCTGCCGATAGTTTGTATAGTATCTGGGAGTACCACACCGGTAAGTGATGAACAGCCGCTGAACATCATATCAGTAATAGCCGAAAGACCGGTGCTGATGCTTACTGCAGTCATAGCTGAACACCCTTTGAACGCGCCAAGACCAACATTCACAACGCTATTCGGCATCTGTACATTTGTAAAGCTTGTACAGTCCCTAAATGCAGTCTCACCTATTGTTCTCAAATTATTAGGTAAAACAACATTATTCAAAACATTACAGCCGCCAAATGCCTCTTTCGCTATTTCGGTAACATCTCCATTTATCGTAACGCTTTGCAGGGCGGTACAGTTTCTCACCGTACCAGACGAAATTACCGTTAAACCAGTACCAAATGTTGCAGATGTAAGTGATGTACAATTGTAAAAGACATTTGTACCCATAGATGTAACATTATTCGGCACTATGATGCTTGTTAGTGACTTGCAGCCTTGGAACGAGCTGTTGCCGAGATTTGTCATCCCGGAGCCCAAATGAACCGATGTTATTCCGGTGCAGTCAAAAAATGCTCTTCCACCTATTAAGGTCATTCTGTCGTTGATGACAACATTTTTCAGTTGTGCCGCGCCTTCATATGCTCCGTACGGAATAGTGGATGATAGGTACCAGACCTCAAGGGTATGAGGGTCCGTATCACCAAAAGTATATGCTGAAACCGGGGTTATATCAACGCCGTCAATAGCCATTTTGTTAACGTTGGCCAGATTTTCGTCCTTTGATATTAGGACTGACTGACTTGCCGTTTTAGCTTGTACGGTAGCGGTTAAATCGGCACTACCTGAAACCGGGTTATTTACGGTGAGGACCGCACACGAAGTCAGCTGGCTTACCGTATCCTCAACGCAAATGTTGGTTGTACCTGTGCCTATTGCCGTAATAGAACCGCCATTATCTATAGTTGCTACGCTGTCATCGCTTGAAGTGAAAACAAGGCGGGTAAATGCTCCACCAGGCGTGATAGAAACATTCGTATTTCCGGTCTCGCCAGGTTCAAGTCTAGGAACGCTCACGCTGATAGATGTTGCTGTGGTAGGTTGGCATTCCTCCATTCCATCAGTATATCCGCTGTCGTATCCGTTGGTATATCCACTACCATATGCGTTGTCCAGGTCCTGCTGCGTATATCCGGTCTGCGGAACATTCACCGTAACGGCGGACCATCCATCGGGTCTCGTGTAGGTGCCGTTGGCGGCAAATGCCGTAAATGTGAGCTTGGCTTTCTGGGCATTTCCTCCATCGGTGACGCCAGATGTGTATCCGCTGCCGTATCCTTCGTCATATCCGTCAGTCTTGCCGCTCGTGTATCCACTATTCCAGCTGTCCTGCATTTCCTGGTCTGTATGACCGGTCTGTGGAACATTTATTGTCACATTATTCCACCCGTCTTCCCTTGAATAGGTGCCGTTTGTGGTGATAGCGGTGGAAACGAGCTTTGATTTTTGCTCGCTTATGCCATCAGTATGACCGCTCGTGTATCCGCTGTCATAAAAGTCCTGGCAGTCGACGCTTGCTTGTCCGTCTGTATATCCGCTGTCATAGCCAGTCTCAAAACCGTCGGTATTTCCACTCCGGTATCCTTCGTCGTATCCGTCAGTATGACCGCTCGTGTATCCGGTCTCAAAACCATCGGTATAGCCAGACGCATAGTCGCCGCCGCAGGTATTCACGCCGTCCGTGTAGCCACTATTGTACCCAGGTTGCCAGCCGTCTTGGTATCCGTCCGTACGACCACTTGTGTATCCACTCGCATATCCGTCCGTAACGCCAGACGGGTATCCAGCGTCATATCCTCTTGTCCAGGCGCTGTTTATATTCGGGTTGATGTCTATTGACACAAATATATCGTTCCACCCGTCTTCTCTGGTGAAACTACCATCCAGGTGGTTTTGATTGTTGGTCAGGTCGTTTTCGCTTATTTTCAAATTGGTTAGTTTTGCCTTCTGCGCTTCCTCACCAGCCGTTACACCGCTATTATAGCCGTCAGTTGAACCAGATGTGTAGCCGGACGCATATCCATCAGCAGACCCGTCGGTATATCCGCTGTCGTAGCCCGTGCCGAAACCGTCTGTATGACCTGAAGTATAGCCGCTGTTGAAACCGTCCGTGGAGCCAGATGCGTAGCCGTCGGTATAGCCGCTCGTATATCCTGTGCCAGATGTTGATGGGACCTGGACATTTACCTCGTTGTAGCCGTCCTCTCTGGTATAAACGCCGTTTTCAAGTACGGTCAGCGTGGTCAGCTTCGCCTTCTGGGTTGCTTCACCGTCCGTAGTACCTGATGCATAGCCTTCGTCGTATCCGTCAGTCCTTCCGCTGTCATATCCAGTCTCAAAACCGTCGGTATTACCCGAATTATATCCTTCTTGGTAGCCGTCCGTATGACCAGATGTATAGCCGCTGTCATATCCGGCCTCACCACCATCAGTAAAACCGCTGACATATCCGGGTTGCCAGCCGTCGTCATATCCGTCTGTCCTACCACTCGTGTATCCGCTTGCGTATCCGTCAGTTACGCCGCTATTATAGAAATCAGTACAATCAACGCTCTCCTGTCCGTCGGTATATCCACTCGTGTATCCGCTCTCGTACCCGTCCGTATATCCGCTGTCGTAAAAGTCCTTACAATCAACGCTTTCGGCACCATCAGTATAGCCGGAATCATAGCCCTTGTCAAATCCTTCTTCCAGGCCTTCGGTATATCCGCTGTTGTACTCCTCACGGCAGTCGCATTCTGTCTCGGGTGATAGGCCCTTGGGGATGTTGATGATATTATAAATCTTCATATCGTTTTTTGTTTTTAATATATTTTAGTCCGTATTTACCGTATGAAAACAAAAAATGCCAGGCACTATACCTGGCATTCTTTTTTAGCCTATATCAAGCTTACTCACCGAGGACAACTTCGTCCACATACTTGATAGCGGTACCGGCACGGAAAAGTACGCGGAACATGAATTTCTCTTCCTTCTCGTCAAACCACATTCTGTAGGTCTTCTCGCTTCCTTCAACATCAGTTGCATAAACGAGGGCGTCAGCGGTAGCGGCGACGATAGCACCAGTTCCTTCAAGGCCGAGGACCGGAATAATCTTAATGCGGCTGTCGCCGAAGTAGGTGATGCTTTCAGCAGCGGCGTCAAGGACTGGCTTGTTGTTGCAGCAGGCACCATTCTGCTCCTGGATGTAGGCGCGGAAATCGGTAGGGGAAACATAGATATTCACGCCCTTCTTAAGCATTTTGAACGAAAGTGCAGCGACGATAGCGTCAATCTTTGCGGACGCGGTTGAACCGGTCTCAAACTTAACGGTCTCACCTTCTGCGCGTGCGTCAGCTACGAAACCGGAGATGCCGAGATTTTCGTCACCCTTCCAAACAAGGTCCTCAACTGCGTCCTGGATGGCGTTCATATTGCTTTCAGCAATCTTCTCCGCGAACGGGAGCTTCTCTCTACCGGCTTCCCAGAGGAGCTGGTAGTTCATATACTTCTTTTCAAAATCCTTCCAGCAGTATTCCTTCTCTACCTCAACGGCCTTGGTCTCAATAAAACGCTGTGCGAAAGTGTCGAAGCCCTGAGGGTTCCAGCCACAATTTGAACCGTCCTGGAGAACAACACCGCTGTCAAGGTAGTTAAGTGCGTCCTTGTATTTTACATTCGGCATAATCTCAACGAGGCCGAGGGTCTTACCACCAAGCGTAGCCTTGATGAAAAGTTCGTCCCTGTGCTCCTGGATGTAGTCAGGGAGTTCTTTGATGTTTAAAGAATTAACATTTGCCATAATATTCTTCTTCTATTTTTTCTTTATTTTATTATTTCTTTTTTCATTAGGCAGGGAGGGTTCCGCTGTACTCAAACGGGAGATAGGCGGATGTGCCTTCGATTGTAACATTATAACCGGAGCGGTCGTCAGCAGATGCACCGGTGCCGACCTCTTCGCTTACGCCGGAAACATAGGAATCAGCGCCGACTACCCAGACCTTACCGTTGTTATCTTCAACGAGTGCGATGAGCTTTTCAGCAGCGAGGGCCATTACCTCAAGGTGCTTGACAGTTGTGAGCTTGTTAAAGACGAGCGTGAGGGTATTCGTGTAGTATCTCGTTCCGTTAGCGTCGTCCTTGGTGAGGGTTGAATTCAAGGATGAGCTGTTGCGGGCGAAACTATATTTGTACCAGTTAACACCTGAACCGAGGGTAACGGTCGCAGTATGAGCGCTGGTGTCCATATCAACCGTGGCGTCCTCGTAGTAGGTGAGCCAGACATTTTTGATGCCAGCCAGGTTAGCGTTGCAGTCAAAATCTATTCCCTGGAGTGTGTAGTTAGATAAACAACTTTTTGCCATATTCTTCTTCTTTGATTTTTTATATTCTTTATTATTTTTTCGTTAAATTAGTCCTTACGCAGATAGCTCAAAATGTTCTTGTGCTCATTCTGTTTTACCTCCGGGGTCTCATCTACGGGGTCAGCTGCGGGCTCTTCCACCTTTGCGAGCTTTCCTTCAACGCCGGCTATTCTTTCTTCAAGTGCGGCGATGCTGTTGATGATAGCGTTAAGTCCTTCGGTGAATTCCGCCAGGCGTGCTTCAAGTGCGGCGATGCGGTCTTCCACGCTTGCCTCTTCATTCTCGTCCTGCTCCGGTTCGTCTGCCGGCGCTACATCTTCGTTTTCCTCCTGTGCTACCTCTTCCTGGGCGACCTCTTCGGCGGGCTCTTCGGCTACCTCGGCTTCCGGGTCGACGATTTCGGCGACCTTTCCTTCAACTACCTTGATGGTCTTTCCGTCCTCTGTGGTATAGTCTCCGTCCTCTGCTGCTACGGGTTCGCCGTCCTCACCGATGATGTAGACCTCCATTCCTTCTTTCAGCTCCTCGCCGTCAAAAACGAGGACAGCCTTATCGGTCTTCACTTCGCCCATTTGAAAGTTCAACATGGACTTCAACGCGATGCGTAATCTCTGTGTGATTTTCATTTTTACCTTATTTTTTTTATCAGTTATTATTTAGATATTTTGTCATTATCAGTCTTTGTTTAGATATTCCACGAAGTCGTCCAGCGTGTCAATCACCTTTTCCTCTGCGAAACGGACACCGGCTATATCTATTGAAAAACCGGTCAGTTCTCCGCTTTTCACCAGGTCCCAAACATCGTCGTTCTCCACCTTCGCGGTCAGTATCCAGGTCCCGTCCGGCAGGTTTTCAAATTCCTTGGGGGCCAGACCACGCTCTTTATTCAGTAAATAGCTCTCAAAATAGGTTATTCCATTCACGGGCACGACATGCTCAACATTTCCTTCCGTATTTCGGTGGCTTTTGAAAAAGTTCAGCGCCATTTTCGCGATGGTATCCTTGCTGTATTTGATGTAAAATTGTCTTCCGCCTTGGTTGCGGTAGATAGGTTGGTCTGGTATGAGGGCCGGACCGGAAACCATTCTCTTCTCTTCGTCTATTTTCAGCTGTATATGGTTATCTTCCTGCTTTGATAGCTGTATAAAAGTCTCCTTGATAGCGGGTTCGGTGACGAGGGCGATATTGTTAAACACGCTTATCTCGTCACTAAACTCTACATCATATATTGGCAGTCCCTTATAGGTCATAGTATTCTTTTGTTTTTAATAGAATTATTTGTGTAATAGAAAAAAAATCCTCATTTAGAAACTACTCTCGTTCGTTACCGTTGCTCTGTGTCCCAGACCTTCCTCTATATCCGTGACGGTGACATAGATAGGGGCATTCAGCCTGTCTTCCTCTTCTGCGGTCTGTACGGTCCTTGAATAGGTATAGGGCGTTGTGTCAATCAGGGCCGGGGTAGCTCCCACGCTCACGCTTCCACCACCGCCACCGCTTTCAGCGATTGAATTATTCTTGGCTACGATGTATTTGCCCTTTGCAGCGGCTATCTGTGCTGCTGCTGTTGCTGCCAAACCAGCGGTCTTTGCGACAGCGGATAATGTTGATGCTACGTTAAGTCCAGCCAGAACATATGCATTTCCAGCTGCTGTTATCGGGTTGATTTCACCAGTCTCAGTAGCCCAGCCCTTCCATATCTTAAACGCACCGGTTGCAGCATCAGCGGCGATGGTAGCAACAGCGAAGTCCCTTTCAAGTTTTTCAAGTTCCAGCAATCTGCTTTTTCTTCTTTTTCCTTCCGCTTCGCTTATCTTTCCAGCCTTTACCTCACTATCTATAACACTTTCCCTGGTAGATTTGTATGACGCAAGAGAGCTAGCCATATTATCCGTCATGCCTATCAGGTTATCAAACATTTCTGTAACGCGTTGAATTGACTGTTCAGCCATAGCGTGGTCTTTTTCACGCATTTCGGCAAGGACCTCGTAGTATCGCTGCATTATTTCAAGCTTCTGCCCTGCGGTACCGGAGAAACGTTTCAGCTGTTCCTCAATAGCAGTCTTTTCTACTTCAAGCGCCTTCCTGTTCTGTTCCTCAACATATGCCAGGTAGCCTCCGTAAGTATCGTATGTGACGGTCTTTATCAGTCCTTCAAGTTCCGCTTCATAGTTTTTCTTTATGGCGTCCTGTATCCTCTTTATCTGCTCTTCACCGACCATCTGTGCAGGTAGTTCGGCGAGGAGCTTTTTCATTTTTTCAATATTCTTTTTTTGAATTTCAGCCAGCCTGTCAGCCTCCTCCATCGTGTCAATAGAAATACCATAGGCGGTCCGCAGCGAGTCTACCTGTTCCTGGATAGTCTTTGTCTGTTTCACCCATTCTTCCGGGCTCATTTTTTCAAGTGCGGTCAGCGCATTCTGGTAGATATCGTGCATTAGTTTTCCCTGGGTACCTTCTGCATAATCAGCGAATTCAGCTATTTTCTTCTTCAACGTATCTATTGCAGCTGAATAGTTGCTGATATTCTGCACATTTTCATCATAGAAAACGGTACTAAACGCATTCAGCAGGTCCCAATTTTTTCCATCACCCAGGTTCACTAGCGCCTCCTGCGTCTTCATCACGGCTTTGTCTATTTTTTCAAATCTTTCAAGTATCTCTTCTGATATTTGTTTTTCAAAAGTCGCTAAACCGACCGGGTCATCTTGCAATAGTTCGCGCTGCTGTGAGATGTATTTGCTATATTGGCTAAGTTCAACATTATATGCCGCTCTCCTTTCATTCTGGGTATTTTCAAGCGTATTTACAATTATTTCCTTTTTATCTCGCTCATATTTCTGGGTGAGGAGCTTGGTATCCATATGATATTTTTCCAGGAGTTTCTTTTCCTTCTCGTATTTTTCCGTGAGCTTGGTCAGTTCGTCCTTGTTATCTTCAATCAGTTGCTCGTATAGTTCGTGTGCCTTTTTCTTGTATTCATCAACGGTCTTTCCAGCTGATGTCGTGGTGGTCTTAACGGCGTCAAGCTGCTTGTTGTAAAGTCGCTGGTTCTTTTCACCTTGGGCGATAGCGTCATTTACCTTTTTCTGTGCGGCTGCCAGTTTATCATTTGCTTCTGCGCTATTCGCGGTCTTTGCGGCATATTCCTGCATTATACGCAGTTCTTCCTGGGCCAGTTCAATATTCTTCTGGTCCACCTCGGCCTGCATAGCCTTCGCCTCTTCCAGCAGTCTCTTCTTCTCGGTGACATCTTCCGTCGCTGATGCCTCTTCACGCAGTCTTTCAATCTCGGCCGTCTTCTTGGAATTCTCAATATTTGCCTCACGGGTCGCCTTGGTCAGGTCGTTGGTAGCCTTTGCCAGTTCCTTATGACTGTCAATAGCCTTCTTCATTCCAGGTATGATGGACATTACCTTTTCCGCCACCTTTGAAACTCCTTCAATCACCTTGACTGTTATTTTAGCGAGGAAATCAAACGCGTTGGAAACGGCGTCCACCACCGGCTTAAATGTGGCCATAGCGACCTTCAAACGGTTGGAGCTCTCTTCATTATCGTTGATAGCCTTCTTCACCCTTTCGGCAATAGCTTGGAACGCCTTGAACGCGACGACGATAGCCATGATGACCGCACCTACCGGGTTGGCGATGAGGGCTTTCAGCGACGCACCGAGGGTCTTCGCACCGCCTGACGCCATTTTCATAGGGGTCTGCAGCGCACCGAGGGACACGCCCATATTATTGAACGCCTCCGTTGCCCCCTGCGCGTAGCGGCCGATGTTGCTGGTAAAGTTGCCTACCTCTTTCTTGCTGTCGTTGATGGTGGCAGATAGCTTTTCCAGGCTCTCGGCCATATTCTTGCCGAAATCGCTGTTGCGCTGTTCGTCGCTTAATTTCTTGTATGCGTCATATAGCTTGTTATACTCCTTCTGCATGCCGACGATGCTGTCCTTCGCCGCCAGATTTGCGTCTATTCCTGCTCTGGTGACATCTTTCAACGCGTCTTGTGCAGTAGCGAGCTTTGCGGCGGTATCCTTATACTCCTGGCTTTCGGTATCCAGCCCGACCAGACTGTCTTGGAGTTCCTTGATAGCCGCCTTCAAGCTTTTTACGCTGTCAATATTTCTGCCCAGTATTTCATTTAAGTTGCTTGCCATCTATTTTGTTTTTCCTTTAATATTTTTTATGTGCGGTCCAGGCTTAATGATTCGCCTTCATCTACGGACAAATCACCGCTTCCTACCCACGCCGAACCGTTATATTCACCGTATATTCTGTCGCCGGTTTTTATATTGGTTAGCGTGATGTCCATATTCTCCGGGAACGACGGCATAGGGTTCACCACGATAGCGAAACTGGCAATATACACCGGCGTGCTCTCGGTCCTTTTCTCTTTCTTGCCAGCCATTATCTCAATAGTCAGCCGCTCACTCGTGGTAAATAAATCACCTTTGACGTCAAGGCCGGTATTGTTGGCGATGTACCAGTTCCTCTCTATTATTGCGGCTTCCTGCGTTAGCGCAAATGTTTTGTAGTACGGGTTGTTATCCTCGTCCCGCAGGGTAAATGTTATCAGCGTCGTTCTGCTGTCACCGGTATTTGCCGAATAGGTCAAATGGATATAGCTGCCGTCCTTTACGGCCGTTACAGGGAAATCTGCGTTGCTGTTGGTATAGGTCATTCCGCAGAAAGTGCAGCTTGTGGTCGGCACATAGATAGCATAGCTTGTGCGTGAGCTGACCACGGTTGCTCCGGTAGGGGATAGTGCCATATTCCTTGGTTGTGAGCTTGCCGCTCTTACTACCGTGATAGTTGCCGTATATGCGTTGCCGTCCGTATCGTACAAATAGAAAGTCAAATAGCCCCTTGTCTCACCGGTTGTAGTAGCTGCCGGAAAAGTCAGCGTTATGACATTATTGACCGGGTTGGACGCGACGATGGCAAATGTACCGGCGGAGCTTGTCGTCATATGGTCAAATGTGCAGTTCTCAACGGTCATATTTACGGTCGCTAATGTTGCAGCCGATGACACCTCAATCAAAATAGGCGATAGTTTAATGCTCTTCGTGCCGCCTTGCCCTTCCTGTGAAAAAGAAAAGTAGGAATAGTAGCGCTGCATTTCATCGCCTATATAGTGAGCCATATTGAAAGTGCTTCCTACGCTTCTCGTATTGCCGGTATTCGCGTCGGCGGTCAGCGTGAAAGTTTTATTATCCGCCGCGCCTGACGATATTCGCTGACCTTCGCTATATACGGTTCCTTCACGGCTTATCGTTATCCAGTCCGGTACAGACCTGAAAACAACATCGTATTCGCTGTGCACCGTAAAATAGATATTGCCTCCGGTCGCAGGAAAAGTCGTTGATTCGAATTGCTGCTTATACGGCATATATTTCTGTCTTACCGACACCGTTTTTGTCGCGGAACCATCTGTGAAAGTTATAGTTGAAAGTCTGTCAGCCTGGCTTCCGTTCATAGTATCAGCGGAAACCGAAACCGCCGTGCTTCCATTTCCTGTCGTTGGGTTATACCAAAAATGTTCGCTTGCCATTATCTTATTGGTTATCAGTTATTGACGAGTTCCATTCTCCGCCGGTTAGGACATTCAGCGTCTTCGCGGATGTCTCGTTATATTCAAATAGGATATTATCAACATCGGTCGTTATTCCTCCGCACGCGGCTCTCTCAACGGTGATGGTCGCTGTGTGTGCGTCTCCATCAGTATCATATAGATAGAAACTCAAGTATCCTCTGTTGCTTGTAAATGCGGTATTGGCCGGGAAAGTTATCTGTATCGTATTATTCACCGGGTTAGCGGCAGTTATCGCAAACGTGCCAGCCGTACTCGTCGTCATGTAGTCAAATGTGCAGTTCTCAACGGTTAAAGTCAAGCTTGCGGTCGTCTGTGCTGACGTCGCCTGAATCAAAATAGGTGATAGGCTCATCTTCTTGGCCGGTTTCGCTCCTTCCTGGCTGAGCGAAAAGTATGAAACATCACGGCATAGACCGGTAGAAAGATAGTGTCCCATATTGAAAGTAGTGCCTACAGCCCGGGTTTCGCCGGTATTTGCTTCCGCCGTAAATGTAAATGTCTTGTTGTCGGCTTCCGCTGGGGTCAGTCTCTGTCCTTCCGCTATTGCAGTCCCATTCTGTGATATTGCTATCCAGGTAGGTACGCTTCTAAAAACGACGTCGTATTCAGTATGAACCGTATAGTTTAGGCTTCCGCCGGTAGCAGGAAAGGTTGAACCGGCATTCTGGGTAAAATAGGGGCGATATTTTTGTTTTATCGTCACATTCTTGGACGCCGCCCCGTTGGTGATGGTGAGGGTTGCCGTTCTGTCAGTCCCATTAGCGTTGTTGCTATTGGCCGTTACCGTGATAGTTCCATTTCCGCTTCCGGTCGTTGGTTGGTATATAAAGTTTTCGCTTGCCATTATCCTTGTGTATTATCGTTTATTGACGAAGTCCATTCATCGTTGGTCGTTATATTTACGGTCTTGCTTGGTTCTCCGCCTACTCCATCTATTATCCAGTCAAACTCGAGCGTAGCCGGGCTTACGGTCACCTGTCCCAAACCATTCTGTCTCAGCGTCGCGGTTGCCGTCATTTCACCTTCTACCCCAGTACCCGTTGCTGTAATCGTAGCGGTTCTGGCGTTAGTTGTGCTGTTCTTCGTGTAGGAAACCGTTACGACATTTTCGTTTCTCGTTACAGTAGCCCATTCAGCATTTGATGTAATCGTCAATCCGGTTATCCTTATGGCATTTAGCGTAAGCGTAGCAGATGACGCAGCTGAGGTTCCGGTTATTGATGCTGGCGTAAGCGTAAGCGTTGAACCGGTATTGCAGGTATCCTGTACAAATGACGCTCTGTGCCATGCGTCAACATCATCTTTAAATGCGACTGTCCAGGTGATAGGCGTATCTCCGGTATTCGCTGGAACGGTGAGCGTGAAATTCGTTATTTCTCCGCTTCCGTGGTTAGGGTTCATAGCATCAGCACTTTCCAAATAGTGTTTGTTGCCTTCGCCATCTACGCCACCGATGGCATCACTAGCAGCCCATCCGCCGCCTCCTTGCAGAATAATCTTACCGGTGATGGTTCCGCCAGTACAAGCGAGTGTGCTCTGGTCAAGTATAATCTGGTTAGTTCCTTGATATTCAATTCTGTCCAGTTTGTAGTTATTCATATCCTGGACCTTGATGAATTCCATCTTGGTTGTATCGTAGGAACCGATATTAAGGTCCTTGATTTCGTTTAGCCTCCAAATTGAATTCTCAAACCAGTAAAACCTCCTCAGCCAGTACGGCCACGGTCTTCCGTCAAGTTGCGCCTTTACATAGCAGGACAATTTTCTGGTGTCAACGCTGTACATATCCCTTATATAGTTCTTCCAGGCGACATCGTATATACTATCGCCTGGCGTTGTATAGGTGTCCGGGCTGTATATGAGCTGCGGGTGACCGAAGTTCCAGCTGTGCACGATATTGCCATATTTGCCAGCCCAAGTCATATCCCTTGTGAAGTATGGAAAATATTTGACCTTCTTGGCGATGTTCCTTCCGGCAGCGTCCTTCTCGCTCTTGGTCATCAGCCAGCAGGGTTGTCCGTCATTCAGCGTAGCCATTTCGGGCGTATCGTCGGTCAGCCAGTAGTCGGCATTCACCTGCGTGCTTCCCTTGAAAAACACGAGGATATTTTCACCGTCAACCGCCTCGTTGTTTTCTCCGTGCAGTTGGAGCTTGGGGAACGCGTCATAGTATTCGTAGTCCGGGTTGATGGTCTGCATGTACAGGGTTGTGGAAATCGGGTACTCTATTTCGGTGCTTTGAAACTCTTCCGTGGGACCCGTTCTGCTGTATAGGTTGTATTTCAGTCCGTTATATTGGTAAACCGGTAGTCCGGCTGCGGTCTTTTTGTAGTATTTGTCCTTTTCCAGCGCCATTATTCCGCTCTTAAACACATTTCCGTCATATAGGTTGGTGGTATCGCTGTTAAAGTTGTATGATGTATTCACCAGTTGGGCGCCATAGTCCTGTCCAAATTGCTGCTTGTATCCGGTTTCCAGCTCGCTCTCAACATGCTCTGTATCGAATTTATACCACTTTGTATCAGCGAGTGCGGGGGTTATCTCAATTTTCTTGCCCCAGTCAATCATCTTGGACAAATCAACCACTTCATCAATATAGAAAGTGTCGCGGTCCATAATGTGAACGACGCCTGACGGGTATTTTTCCGGGTCGTCCGCTACCTCCGTGCTGTCATAGTAAAAATACAATCCAAACATCTTGGCGTATGAAAGCAGGTAATCACAAGGAGTATTCTTTGTTGAAAGCAATCTTTCCTTCGTTATCTTGGTGCCGGAGAAAAGTCCTTCATAATCGGTACCGATGCCTTCAAAACGGTCGACTGCGAAAACAAAATTGCCATTAACACGGTCTTGTGACATAGCCTGACCAAGCGTATGACGACCGGTTGTTGAATAATCCTTTGTAGTATATAGCGTGGCGAACGAGCGGCTTTCGTGTTTTTCACTCTCTGAGCCCGTGAATAGATATTTCACTCTTTTGCTCCACGGTTTTGAAATCTTTACCATCAGCGTTGCGAAATCATTAGGGGCGCTGAATTTGAAATTTATCTTCTGTTCGTTGCCGTTCTTATCGCACCAAACATAACGACCAAGTACCTGCTTAAAGTATCCTTCAAGATATTCGTAGGTAGGTTCAACGCCGTATTCGTTTGTCTTTCTGTTATAAAACCATTCCCACATAGGTTCCTTGTCCTTTGCGTTCCAGTTTTTCTTGCCCGCGAGTAAATATGCCTTGGACTGACCGACAACATCACCTGCGGCTCCCAGGGCGAATAGCTGTATGATGACACCCTGGTTGCTTTCCATCTTCTTCACATATTTGTGTCCTTGGAGGGTTGTTCCTTTCGAATGGTAAGTGTGGTATGGATATAGATATTGGACCTGCGTTGCCGTTTCCGGCTCAAACATGACCGTGATGTCCATATCAACATTCTTTATGGACGCCAGCGACTGCGTATTGAACTCTACGGGGAACATATAGCTTCCATAGGTCTGCGTGGTTGCCGTTGAAATCGTTGCTCCGGTTATCTCATAGGTTTCACCGCCGCCCATTCCTTCAAGGTCTTTCAGCATCGGCATAGTTACCCAGCTGTCATAATAGTATGGATTGAAAGCGTGGAAAAAGTGTTCATCAAGTTTAACTTGATAGCCGCCATTATTCACCGGCTGGCAACAAGCATCTATAATCGCCCTCATAGAAACACAAGGTCTCTGGTTATAGCTGCGCAGGTCCCTTGTCTGCCACTCCTGCAAGTCGTGCGGCATTTCACCCAGGCTATATCCGTTCTGGTTAAGCGCTCCACCCAAAACCGGCTTGTAAGTTACTCCATCTATGGTTGTCCCGGTTCTAAAACCAGACGCGCCGCCTGTATTAAGTTTATAGTTGTTGATGAGGACCTTCGCCGCATCAAAATCACCAGGTATTCCATTCAGCGCCGGGATAAAGTTGATGATGTTCCAGCGAGGGTTTGATGTGGTGCCGAAACCGGCAATTTGTCCCCACGCCTCATAGACATTATCCTTGTCAATAGTAAAGTTCATATCCGGTTCTGTTGACCACTCCGTAGTATATTTCAAGCTGGCGAGGGTCTTCTTGGTATTGCCCGCGTCGTCCTGGTCATATGTCAAGTTAAAGAAAAACGAGCCCAGCCCCCCATATAATGTCAAACTATATTGGGCGGTATTGTTCGTTCTTGTGACCTTGTCCAGCTTGCAGTAGCCCTTCTGTGATAGTTCCCCATTCACAAATAGTTGGAAATCAGTCTTTTTGATAGGGTTGAAATTACCATCTTGTACTCGGGTCAGTTCCCAAATGTGGCCGAAAACGGCGTTATTGCGGTTCGTGCCTTCCACCTGTATCTGCTTGGTCCAGGAATTCCGCACGATGGTGGGCATGTGTAGTTCCGTTTCCTTATAATTAAGCAATATTTTAGGGTCCTGTGAGAATTCAATCTCTTCCCCGTTGATGAATAATCTTACTTCGTTGTTCATATTGCATTTTTATATTTCCATTTATAACCGCTTAGAATTCCATTATATAGTCCGCGACATGCATTACATATTGTTCCGCGTGAATGTCCCGTTTTTCTAGCAGCCTCGTGCGCACTTTCAAAAACAATAATCTCTCCTGTATCTAAGGACGTCGCTAAAACAGCTTTAGATTTAGACTTATCGTTCCTTTGTAGTACGCTTAGTCGTGTATTTCTGGTACCCCAGTTGCAGTTTTCTTTCCCAGTCATTAAGTTTAAGTTTTCTAGGCGGTTGTCGTGTTTATCCTCGTTGATATGATTGACCTGCATACCTTCCGGGATAGGTCCGTTAAAAGCAGACCAAACGGCACGAGAAACTAAAACGTGTTTCTTTTCTTTTCCTTTTATCAAAACATTCTGCAAGTATTTGCCGTTCGGTTTAAGTATCCTTCCGGTCTTGGCGTTTTTTATTTTTCCTAAGTTGCTAGCCTGGTATAACCCTTCGTACCCAGGGATGTCTTTCCAAATCTCATTCATAATAAAGTACTATTTTAACTATAGTACAAAAAATAGTTGATATACAGCAAGTTATCATTTACGAATTTTGCTCTGTGACTCCTGTATATTTATCTTATATTGACATAGTTTTCTTCCGTTGGTCTGGTATGTCTGGTAGGTGGCGTTGCTGTCCGTTATGATGACCGGCTTTATCCACCCTTCGTCAATATTCTGCAGATAGACCTTGATGCTCCCCAGTAAGTTCTTCGCCAGATTTGCAGACTGCTCGTCGCTCAATAGACCGGTATTCAGTTCATAGCTCGTCTTTATCTCCTGCGCATATTTGTTGGTCTCAAATTGGAGCGTTGTGTTGTTGTATGACTGGTCCGTCTTGTAGGTAGTATAGGCGTCCTTCTTTATTCCGGTGCCTTCAATAGCGAACGCGTCCCACCCGCCATAACTGTTTAAATAGTAAAGTACATAGGGGACGCATTTCACTCGAGTCGTGTATCCAAGCCCCGTAGATGAGCTTGCGCTTCCCGTTGTATAGTAGGACGAAGTTCCTCTGTATGTTCTCACCTTCAACATTCCGCTTACATAGTGTCCGTTGATAGGGTTTGAAACGATGATAGATGAACCGGTAGCTGGCTTGTCATTCGTATATGAGTAGTCCTGGTAAAAGACATAATCATTTACCTTCGTGCTTCCCGTGTAAAAATTGAAAGTCCTCTGTGCGTTGGGGTGGTCCTGGTTTGTATTGGACGATGGCATAGTCGTAAGCAGGGCAGCGATGTCACATTCAAGGTAGTTGCGACATATCTTGTTGATGTTCAATTGCATATCGTCTGCATCAGGATATTTTACCCCCTTCCCGGTAAAAATAGTCTCGCCGTCCAGCCCGATAGAATAGTTGACGGTGTCTGCGGTGGTCGTGTAATATGTATCTTTCCAAATAGGCGCTGTTATCGTTGCCATAGTTTATCTTTCTCTTTAATATTTTTTTAGCCTTATAGGGTCTGGTCTAAAACGCCATTTACCCATTCATCAACATCGTCCTCAATCGCTTGGCTTATCAGGTCCTCATATCGCGGCAGGACAAACTCAATAGCGGGTTCCAGGAACGGCTTGGGCTTTATTCCTTCCTTATGTATCTTTCCTTGAACGGCATATGCGAAAGCGTCGTCCTTGGGCACGCCAGGTTTGTTTGACGCCCAGTTCCTTATAGCGTCAATAGGCGGCCAGTATTGTGCTCTCGGTTCTCCGCCGTGCTGCACTCCCAGATGGACGACATTAAAGTCATCAACGCCCTCTGTAACGTGTGATGGTCCCGTTCCGTACTCAATATATTTCCAGTAGTCTTCCAGCGCGATGAACACCTGAAACCGGTCCTCCTCAATATTCACCCGTTGGTCCTTATAGTCGTCCAGGCTTTGTGATAGCTGACCGGTCGCGTTGGTATTATTGTTCGCCAGGTTCTCCTTCGCCTTTGCAATCACCTCGTCGGCGAACGCGTTAAGTACCTGTTCCAGCCTTGTCCATTTGATGTCTTCCATTAGTGTCCGTATTTCTTGTTTATTTTTTGCAGCTCCCTTTCCCTTCTCCTTGCATCAAAATTCACATATGCCACATAGGCTAAAAACTCCATTACCGGCATTCTAAACACCCTTTCAAAATTAAACCGCGTCAGCTCGGCTACCGCTTTTGCGCAATCCAGCCAAACATAGAGTTTAGTTCGTCCAGTATCAGGTTCAGCTGGAGTTCCGTCGCTTTCATCATTTCCCTCTCCTCCTTTGTCGCCGTCAGTCTTTTCCACTTCATTATCAGGGTGTAGTACATCTTGGTCCATGCTATTGACCGCACGAACCGCATCGTAAAAAAATCGGTTATTCCTAGGGCCTCCTCCACCTTCATATCGTACATATCAGCCACTACCTGGTCGTTATCGTACCCGTCATTATATTCGTGTCCTTCGGGTACCAACATTACGGCCAGCAGCTCACCCGGTCTCTTATCAAAACCGTCCTTGTATATCGCCTGGAAATCTATATATTGTGACGTCAGCATTTCCATTTCGTTCTTCAATAGCTTGTACCTTCTCCCGTTGATGACGTAGGCATGCTTTGCCTTCCTCGCCTTGGGTTCGTGGAGCAGAAACTCGGTCTGGTCCATATATTCCCTTACCTTTTCCAGCGGCATTTGCATCAGCTCATCGTAGGGTATCTTGCACACGATGGACGCCACCTTCAAGTTCTTCTCGTCCTCGGTGGCAAGTTGCAGGTCGCTTATGCTTTTTATCTGCATTAGGTCGGTCAGGGTCAGGTCATTCCACCCCAGCTTCCTTTCTTCCTTCTTTTTTCTTTTGAATAGTCTCATATATATCTTATCTATTATTCATTATCAAGTAGTTATATCTTTTAGTCGCAATTACGCAATAGAAAACGAGAAACCGGCGCCTGATTTCTTCTTATATGTATCGTAGCATAAAGCCAGGGCCATCACATAGTCATCATGCACACCGTCAGCTCCGTTGTACGTATAGCCCTTGGTAGTCTTCTCTACGGTATAGTGTTGAAGTTCCAGTAGCAGTTCATCATCGTTGGGTATTCCTATTCTCTTGGTATTAAAGGCCGTGATAAGTTGTTCTATGATGTTTCTTTTTGTGTCGTTTGTTGTGTTGAACTTCCTTATCTCGGGTTTAATTGCTCTCTTCAACATATCGTAATAGATGGAGCCTATGCTGTTCATTTCAACGCATACAGTTTTAACGCTTGGGTTGGACTTAAAGATTGAGGCTATTTTGTCTATTTGCTCAACCGGTCCTAGGTCGTTAAACGCATATATATCTGTAATCACACCATAACTGTCCATTAACATAACAGCCGTATAGTCTCCACCATTTCCAGCACCCCAGTCAATTCCGGCATATATCGGTTTTACTCCTCCCTTCCTTGAACTATACACACATGTTCCAATATTACCGAAGATATAGCTACCCTCGCTAATGAACTCTCCCAGGTACTCACTCTTAAATTTTAAACTGCTTATGGTCTCCCGGTAATGTTCAAGCTTTTCATTTGATAGATATTTGCTGGTATCGTACTTTGACCAGTTGTATGATTTTGTATGCTTGTCCCCGTTTATTCCCCTTGTATAGAGATTATAGAACTCTCCTGAACAGAATAAGGGGGTCGATATAACAAGAATTGGAGCGTTGTTTGCATCACAAGTAGGGTAGAGAATTTCAAATATCGGGTCTGGGATAAAGGCAGCCTCATCTATAACCAAAAGGCCGGAAACCGTAAAACCTCGTAAAGCGTCCCTTTGCTCAGCACTTTTAAAGAGGATTTCACTACCGTTTGAGAACTCCATAGTGAGCAGCTGACTATTTGCTGATTTAACCAGACCAGTCTTTTGCATCATATCAGTTATTTGCTTGAATAGTCTTCTGCTCTGGGCTTGCGTTGGCTCCACTACCACACTTATGCACTTTTCCCTCAAGGCGTATTCAATCAGCAACAAAGCAGCTAAGCAGGACTTACCCACCTGACGCTTGCTTTTTACTACGTATATATTTCCACTCCCTTTGGCATTATGTACATCATCATAGACTACCTTCTGCCATTCTTCAAGCGGGGGAAAAACTATTTGCATTATGCATATTCCCACTTATATCCGCCAGCTGTGTAATAGTATTTCCTTTTCTTACAGCAGGCACTTATAGCATTTGCCTGGGCTTTTGTTTCGGCTGCAGCTTTCTCCACACTATCATAGCGTTTCAAAAACTCACCAGACAACGAGAAACAATTTACAGCCTTCCAACTATAAGGCTTTTCCTTGTTCCTTAGTCTGTCTGCGGTCTTTTTGTTTCTATCCCCATAATTTATATTATACTTCGCATCGCACCACTCCAAGTTTGATTTTTCGGGGTTCACGCTGCCGTCAGGGTTGATAAAGACACAGTTGTTCTGTGGATTACAGTCCTTATGATTTACTTGTGGCAGGTTCTTGGGGTTAGGGATAAAAGCAATCGCCACGAGTCTATGTACCTGATATTCCTTTTGATGTTTTCCGTTTCTCAAAGCAACCCGAGCATAACCACGTAAATATTTCTGCTTCATAATCTGTCCTGCACGGAAATGATTTTCAGCATCTATCCGGTCTAGACTCTTCACTCTCCCAAAATTGCTCACCTGGTATATTCCTTCATAACCGGTTATATCCTTCCATATCTCATTTAAATAGCATTCAGTATACATAATAAAAACACTCTATATACTTAATTTACAAAAAATTACGCTATTTATCAAATGTAATTGTTATTATCTGTCCGTCTCCGTCCTTATTCTGTTGGGCGATGGTTATGTTATTGTCAGCGTAGGCCCCACACATCTTATTCAGCTGGTCTATTGCTTTCAGGGCGATGGCTTTGTCCGCCGTATTCCCGGATAGGCTGTCCTCAACAATCTTTTCCAGCCGGCTCATATTTGTGGTGACCAGGCTCTTCTTGTACGCAGCTAAATAGGCGTCATCCGGGACCATTTCTTTCAGCGTATTGTAGTATAGATTTTTAGCGCTGCCCCAGGTCATATTTTTCTCTTCCTGGAGCCACGCTATTATCTGTGCCTTGCTCTGTCCGTCGTTTATCCGGTCGCTTATTTCCTGGGTGGTTATCAGGGCTTCCATATTCGTTACGACGCCTCTGGGCATTATTCCTTATTCACATTTGCCTCGGTCAGCTTTTTCGGGCGACCTTTCTTATTCGTCTTCTTCTCCTCGGTCTTCTCTTCCTCATCTGCCTTCTCCTCTTCGGGCACATAGGCATAGTACAATTCGCCGAGCTTTCTCAACGCATTCAGCCTGCAGGTGCTACACCCCATCTGCCCCTTCCTCAACGGCTGAAACACCTCCGCATAGATTTCCGCTACGGTATTGAATTCGGTGGGTGAGATGCGCGCGAAACTTGATTTATAGGCGCTTCTTAATGCGTCCTTGTAGGGGGTGAGCTTTTCATATTGCTCCTTTGTTAAATTAGCCATATCTTTCATTAGTTTATATCGTCTTATTATTATTTGCTGTGTGTGCGCCGTTAGTTTATGACGCTTCTTTTTCGTCTTTTTTATCCATAACTATTTGAAAACCATAGACTTTTTCATTAGTTTTTGTTGCTTTTAGCAGATGCTTCCAGTCGCATTTTAAAAATTGTCCGGCTATATATTGGTCTTTAAACCTTATCTCAATCCACTAATCTATTAAGCAACTCAACTACCTTTAAAAGTGCGTTCATTATAAACCTGAATAGCGGTTGGGTGATTTGCGTGAGGTGAGCATTAAGCAGGCATAACATCAGCGTTAAAAGTGATAATTGACCGGTTATTATGACGTAAAAAATGCTTAACCAGTTCACCCCGCACAATAAACACCTTACGGGATAGGGCAGGTGGTGGAACTTATATTTGCCGCTTATCCAGTCATCAACATTCTCAATAAAACCGCTTTCGTGTATCAGGGTCATTATTATGTTTATCAGCAATAGGTTAGTTAGTGTGGTTATCAACATAGTCTATTATCTTCTGTTTTAGACCGGCGACATATTTTGCGAGCGTAGGGGTGCTTACGTGGAATAGCTTCGCAGTCGCCGCATAGGTCTCGTTTTCCAGGTAGCCGATGTAAATCTTTCGTTCCAGGCTATTCAGGGCATTTTTCAGCGCTTCTTTCAGTAAATATACCTCGTCGTCCTCCTCCATGTTGTGCTCGGTATATTCCTCCTCAATCAGCTCGCCAAGTAGTTTTCGGTCCATTTATTATTCCTCCTCCGCGTCGTCTTGCAGGTCTTCCAGGTCATTTGACAATAGTCCAAACTTCAAATAGTTCGTGTAAAACTTGCTTGACTTGCTATAAATGTTATTTTGAATTATTCGTGTGATGAGCGCGTTCATATGACCGTTCTCGTGGGCGTTCAATAGCTTCTCGTGGTTGTATTCCAGCAGTATTATTATCAAATCATCGTAAAAGTCGTCCTTGTATTGGTATTTCCAGGGTTCGGTCTTTGCGAGCTTTGAAAATTGACAATCCACGCATTTCTTCGGCAGATTTCCGCCATTATCGTCATTCATATAATACTCAACGATTTCCGCGTTATTCATTCATTCAAATATTTCTTCTTCATTATTTTCAGTATTATAATATTTTTTAAAATCTATTTTTCTGTCTTATCAGTATCCTTGGGTATTTCCATTTTCCATTTATGTAGCAGTTTTCATTCTCTATTCCTCTGGGGGTCTTACCGTGTGATGCACATAGCTGTCTTACCTCAATCTTTTTTTTTTATCAGTACCCGGCAATATTTCTCTTTTCCTTCTACGGTTGCTGTCCTTGTATCGGGGGTATTGTCATTCAGGCATTTTAGTACCTCAACATTATCCAGGTCATAGCCGAAGATGGTTATAGGGACACCCATCACACATTCATAGTCATAGGGTATATCTTTGACCTTTCCTACCTCAATAGCGTTGTAGTTGTCATAGTGCGGGTATTCTGTATGCTTGTATTTCTTGGTGAGGACAAGCCTTTTCTTATCGGGGGTGGATAGTGATGTGAACCAGGCGATGTTGGGACCAGACATTAGTTCTCCTTCCCGGGTCTCAAACATCATGGTCTTATTAAAAGTGTATCCACCCCTTGCTTTCCCTTCTTTCAATAGGGGGAAAAACTCTTTATAGGTTATGGCATTTACACTTGCCAGTAGTAAAAAGTCTTTCATAGTGCTTTCCTCCTTATTATCAGTCTTGCAAATAAACGCTTCCCATTCAACACTAAATCTCCCCGTTTTTCCAGTATCTCATACGGCAGATAGTCATAGTACTTAAAAAAGGTTATTGGTACAGCTATAAGTCCTTGGTAATCTACGGGAATGTCCTTGCTCTTGCTTTCTATTATTTCTGGGTCATTATCAAATCTTGGGTAGTCGTTCTCGTTGTATGTCTTGGTTAGTACAAGTTTCTTTTCATCCGGTCTATCTACTTGAAATGTTGAAAACCACTCTCCTACAAGATTTGTTGTAAAGTGTATTGTTCGTCTCCATACTTTAAGTATCTTATCTCGTAGTAGGGGATAAACATCCTTGTACATCATTACAGTTGGCGGTCCTATTATTAAACACGCTTTCATTAGTTCTGGGTCAGCTTCTTATATTTCGCCTCGTTGATGAATAGGTAGGTCTGGTTGGTTATTTCCTTTCTCTTTCCGTAGTTCTGTCCGTCCGCATTTACCTCCACCATCTTCGCTCTTTCCTTATAGGGGATAGTACGCAGGTCCCACACAATCGTATAGTCGCTGAAACGGGCATATAGTATCGGTATTCTGTTCTCCTTTTCCCACATCTTCACCAAATAGTCAATCTTATCGTAATCTACCTGGTATCCGTGGTCCGTGTATTCATCACTACCCTTGTCCTTGTAGATGAACTTGGTATACCCTCTTTCGTATTTGCTGTTCGTGTAGTCCTTTATCTCAATAGTATAAATCTTATTGGGGTTGGTTATGGCGGTGGCGAGGACATCTGTGCGGTCTGTATCGTCCTCCGTGCCTGCTGTGATGTAATAGGTGCCGAAGTCCTCTGCGAAGTGCTTTCTGCCTTCCAAATCGGCTTTTCTGTATGCGTTCATATCTCTTATTTGTTTTATTCATTATATAAATAGTAGGCTAAATCGATTTCTACAAAAAAAATCACCTACTTCATTAAAAAAGTAGATGATTTATCGCTAAAAATCAAGTATACAAAATGACCCGGACATTCCCAAATCGCAGGCGAAACACACATTACCTTTTGCTATTGGTCCATATCCCGGTCATTTCTACATCAGTACGGAGTTTTTTTATGACTATTTATGACATTTACATTCGTTCGGCATTATTTTCTCGTAGTGATATTGCTTCTTGGTCAGTAGTTCGTAGATGATAGGAGCCCGGTCCCTTACATATCTGTATCGTGGCATATATCCGTTCCTCATTCCTCGGGCCCTTGCTTCATCATGTGCGTAGCTGACTGCTATTCCCCACAAACCGCTTGTCTTATCTATTTTCATAACTATTTCTGTTTTAAACATTTAACTCTTTTTGGGTTGATTGGCTGTTTACGTGTTTCCTCTCTCTTTTCCATATGTCTTGCGTGTTTATCGGTTATCATAGAAACTCACCATATAGTCCCTAACCATATTAAGTGCCTGAACTTCAAAACCAAACTCCCTGAATACCTCTATGTTGAACCGTACATCATTAACTCCTTGCTTGTGTATGTTCCGGTCAATCTGCAGCAGCTTCTTCCCGTCCCTCTTGTCATAGATGTCCAGCCCGTATTCATCAAGCCCCTTGTACTGTTTGAGGATTGCGGGCTCAAAACGCCTTATCACGGCGCCTATCGCGCACATAAGACCAAATATATCGTCCGTGTCTATTGTGCTTGTTTCCGTGCCGTTATCGTCCATTAAGTGGATATCTAAGGTATGGTCCACTTCTATTCCCCGGCTCTTCTGTATGTACTCAGCAAGGATTTCACCAAGCTCTTCCTTGCTCATAGTTGCTTTTGGATATACTGTCATTCTACTTGTCGTGTTATCGTGTTATTCTTGGGCTGTTGTTTCAAGGTACTTATGATATTCAGCCGGGTCGTAATTGGCTCCTTCTCCGTGTGACACAACCTCACATTCATCCACCCCAAGCACTATCACCTCTTTCTCACTTCGGTCATCCGTGGCGTACCTGATATCGGTCTTTGGTACAATTGCCTTGACGATGCACCCGTTCTCATCTCCGTAACGGTAAGCAAAGAACTCAGCCACCTTGTAATCAAGTGTCCAACTGATTCCCTCTGGAACTCCACTCTCTTCTACCTCGTCATAACTGCATCCCCTGTAAATCTCAACCTGGTCCGGAATACTGTTGTAGAATGCCAGCTCTTCCTCGCTCATTATGTTCTCAGGCTCGTCAGTAAATGCGTCAAGCACATCACTCGGTTCAAGGTAGTTGAGACCGTGCTGCACATACTCTTCAACAATCTCCCTGCTGGTCATTTCCTCAACAGGCTTCATAAACTGCTTGTCATTCTCCTGAATCAAAGCATAAATCTCTTCTAAGGTCATACTCTCTCTCTTTTTATCGTTGTTATATAAAGGGGGAGGGGTTTATGCTCCCCCAGTCTCGTTACTACTGCTCAATCAGGCACCACTTCCTTCCCTGGCGCTCATAATATTCGTACTTGAAGTCACTTGTGCCAACATACATTTTCTCTCTATCCTCTACGCCTTTCTTTGCGTCTTCCATAGTCAAGTAATAGTATGTGAAATTATGGCTTCTTCCAAATGGACTTTTGGCTATTACCTTAACCTTTGCGTTTTGTCCGTTGATTACAGTCTGGGTACCTGCCACCTTGTGGTCGTTGCCCTGTGTCTTAATTACACTCATTTTGTATTGTGTTTTTTTTATGTTGCTATAATAAAAACCCGGTTACCAACTTACTTCACCTCCTAGTTTGAATCAGTCAGCAACCGGGCATATGTTGAACAAAAATCTTGTCTGTCCCGTAGATGGAAACCCTAGGAGTAGTTCCTCATCCTTACATCACTATAGTACAAACATTTTTCTTAACTCACAACTATAAATAGTACGAAAAACGGTTTTTTTAAAAAAAATTTGCTATATTTGCAGATTTTTTTTGCTGTGCCTCGCTTTTGTGGGGCGTGCAATGCACGCCCCCATAAACACGCTACACACGCTTCCTGCGTATCAGCGCCCGGCTATACATTTGCTTGCCGTTCAGTATCGGTCTGTGCCCCTTGATGTATTCCCCGTCAATCTCCGTGTATTCCCCGTATAGGAGCCCTTCAAGCTTGATGAACACCCTATTATAGGGAACGACCGGTTTGTCATGTACAAGTAGGTAGGGGTTCTGTATCCGCCAGGTCTCGTTGCCAGCCTTGTATTCCTCCGCCTTGTCCTCCGTCGGTGGCGTGTAGAAACCACATTCGGTCTCCGCCCATTCTATATCACCTCCACGACCTTCAATCACCACATTATCCAGGTTCTTATCTATTATCGTTATAGGCACGCCCATCACCCCGTCATAGTCGTAAGGTATGTCCTTAACACTATTCACATTTATCGCGTCGTAGTTGTCATATTTCGGGTAGTCCTTCTCGTTGTACGCCTTGGTCAGTATCAGCGGCGGTTTATCGGGCGTTGCCAGCGTCGTTATCCAGCGTGTCAGTCCTTGCAGGCTCTTCGGCTCGTCCTCCGGTGGTTGGTCGTAGTCCTTGGGAATAGTGTAGCCGATGGTCAGTATCTTGTCCTTGATGAACGGAAAAGTGTCCTTGCCGCTGACCGCGTTCTTGTTGCATATCAGTAAGCACGCTTTCATGTCTTCCTCCTTATTATCAGTCTTTCAAATAGTCTCTTTCCGTTCAGTTCAAGCTTTGCCGTCTTATCAACAATCTCGTAGGGTAAGTAGCTGGCATATTTGAAAAAAGTGAGGGGTACGCCTATTTTTCCTTCATAGTCTGTCGGTATATCCTTGCTCTTGCTTTCAATCGCGTCGTAGTTATCATATCTTGGGTAGTCCTTGGGGTTGTAGGTCTTGGTCAGTATCAGCTTTTTCTTTTCCGGTCTGTTGGGGTTCAGGGTCGTATACCAGCAGCAGTTTATTCTGTCAGTTAGATGTATTGTCAGGGAACACCCACACCTCAAAACACCTTCTTTGAATAGGTTGTAGGGCTCCTCAAAATGTAGGGCGTATGCTGGTCCTATTATTAAACACGCTTTCATTTGTCCCTCACATATTCTCCCTTGTTATTCTTATGGAAAGTACCGCCGTTTAGCCAGTATACAAAATGGCGCCAGAGCGAAAACGGGGGATTTTCTATAACTATATCGCACGCGTCCTTGATAGCTGTACATTCGGGTGAGCGGAAATCTCCATTCTCTTCCAGTTGGGTGATGGTCTCGTTCTCCCCATCATAGTCATATCTCCACGCACCATCACCTATATCATAACAAGTTGAGGTATAGTGTTTCAGTTTCAGGTTATGAAAGTTATCTTTAAAGTACTTGGTGAAATTACTCCATCTATAATCACTACAAGGGGAATACACCCATTTTCCTTCTAACTGGTCTTGGTAGTGAGATAATTCTTTCTCTATGTCTACATACCTTGTATACCACTCGTCATTCTTGGCTTTCTTTGCTTTGTGTAAGTGTTCTGTTCTGTTAGCCATTAAATCATAATCTTTATCTCTTATTCTTTATCATAAATACCTGTAAATGCTTGAAGTTCAATATATTTCTTTCTTACCTTCAAATACTCATTTTTCCAATAGGCAATTTCTTCATCTTTGTTTGTGAGTAGTTTGGTGAGGGTTTCTATTTCCTTGCGGTGTTCCACGGTCTTTTTGAGCGACGCGGCCTTCCTTTTTTGTACATCTTGTGCGTTGGAATTTTCCTTGTAGGTTACGTAACGGAGATTTGAGGCAAGGTTGTTATGCTTATCTCCGTCAATATGGTCTATAACAAGTCTTTCTGCTACTGCAGGTTTTTCACAAAAGCACTCAGCTACCGCCTTATGAATAGGTATTGTCACCGCTTTTTCTCCATATGGGTTGATGTACCAATACATATAAGCTTGGTTTTCTCCCTGGTCTTTTAAGAAATGCCCATCTACAAAAGAAAAAGCTCTAGCATAGTTTGATACAGCAACAGTTTCTTTTTCAATACGATAATCGTTAAACCATATCCATTTCTCATCTTCAAATGATTCATTTGACAGATATTCTCTTAATTCTTCAAAAGTATATTTAGACATTTCTACATGTTTATATCTTTATTATTCAATATTTTAAAAATAGATAGACGATAGTCTCTCATCTTTGAGGGAGTGTCTTTTGAGTTATGCTACCCCCGCCTTGTCTCTTACTTGTAGATATAGGATAAGCCAATCGGTAACCCTATGGGTATTTATTAAATCTTTTTTTGAACTAACCAAAGGTCTATCTTTTTTTCTTTCTTTATATTTTTCTTTCTTTTGTATTTCTTTATTTTTTGTTGTTTTATTACTTTCTATTCTTACAATTGGAATAGTTTGTAATATCTACAAAAGATAAATTATCTATAAGAAAGACCCTTTGGGTTAATCTTCAAGACCTATCCTGTTTGTATGCTCACACTTTGAATAGGTAGTTCTGTTGTCCTTACGGAATTTTCTATTTAAGATATTCAGTAAGCTTTGGATACAGTTCGCCCTCTCCATAGCATAAGTAACTACGGGTGGTTAGTCCAAAAGACCATTCCAACATATAGAACTTATGAAGACAAACCGAATGTCTAACTGTTGTCTTACCGCCTATCTTTTGAATAGGGAGTGACTTTTCCCTTTACCCCTTAAGGTGTCACTCACAGTCCGTCTTCATAATGAGATTCTGTTGATTCCGCACAGTTGGATTTCTACTGGCTATGACCGCCAGATACATTCCCAACCCGTTCTCCGGCAGCCGCCCGATTGATAGGAGCAAAGCCGTCCCCGGTACCTCTGGTGAATGTGCTATCTCGTTAAGTTTTGCTAAACAGCGTAAGTTTTCTCTTATCTTGTCGGGTCGCCTTCTCGTCAGCTCCCCCGCCTTGTCAATAAAAAAACCGACTACAGAACAAACTTGAGACCCTCTGTAATCGGTTAGCTATATAGCTTACTTCTATATTTCTTCTCATCTCGCCAGGGTCTCGGTCGGCTTGATGTTTTCCTTTTCGTTATATAAATAGTATGAAAAACAAAAAAATCTTGTTCTTTCACTATTATTATACAAAAAATAGTGAAAAAAATCAACATTTTAGCTATTATTTTCGTCTTCTGGTTCAACGAAACACACGGTCTCGTTCTCGCATGTTATACGGACCTGGGCATATGCTCCCGCCACGCGGTCATTCAGCTTCTCCGGCATAAAGTTGCGTATTGTGTAGGTATCCTCAACATCAGCTACGCCCGGAATAGACCTGGCACCGATGAGGATATTCTTCAAGTTCTCTATGGACGAGCTGAAAATGTCAATCGTATTGCTGTTATCTTCAAGCAGGCGGTCAATATAGTATAGGGTCAGGTCATATCTGGTCGTATCGTCCTTGACCGTATGAGTGCCAGATGGTATGATGAAAAATAGCGGGTACCAGTCTACCTGCAGGGGGTTTATCTCGGCGAGGGACGCACCAGCCGCGCTAAAATTGACGAGCTCCTGGGCTTTTGCCATTTCGCCGAGCTCTTTGCATAGTTCCTGTAAATTCATAGTTATCTTTTTATCTTTAATATTATCTTTCCTTAAAAAAACGGAAACCCCCCGGCCGAATTGCCGAGGGGCGTCATCATAAACACAACAAAATGAGAGAAATGTTGTTTTTTAATACCTAAGATTGAATATTTATATTTACTTCGTTGGTAAAGGTTTAGCACCTTCAACCTAGAAGGATTTTTTCTTTTATCCGGAACTTTAAAAGTACTACATTTTTGGCACTTTTCGTCGTTTATTGCCGAAAATGTTATACTTTTTTTCTTCTGGGAATGCAGTTTGCATAATTTCATCACCTTTGAAATTATGCAAATTTTTCAAGTTTGGCATGATATTTGCAATATATACACGCGAAAGGCTTAATAAAAAGTGGCAGCGCATTTCACAACGAACTGCCACCTGGTAAGTTCCACTAAAGAATTTCTAATTTTTTCTTGCTATATTATTATACATTCTTTTCTTTAAAAAAACAACATTTCTGTCAAAAAAAGTTATTTTTTTATGCATTTTGAAAATAAATTAAATTTCTGTACTATTTATATGTAGAAACAATAAAAAATAAAATCATAAACATAACTTAAAATGAACGCTATTTGGATTGTAATTTGTGCTATTTTTTGTGCCCTTGGCGGGTATATCATCGGTGCAAGACGAGGAATAAAGATAAGCGACGGTCTGTATGACATGGGCTGGGAAGATGCTGAAACCTACTTCAAGCAACACCCGGAACTTGTGCAAGACATAGACAAGATGATGGACGAACTTTATGCTGACCACTTGAAGCGGGAGAAATATGAAAAGGCATGCGGGATGATAAAGGAACTGGACGAACTGTTTGATGACGAGTGTCCGGTACCAGATGATGTCATTCCAAAAAATGATTTAAAAACCGATGAAAACATCATAGACTGCGGGGACTACTAAATAACAGCCCCGCTTTGCCACCAGATTTGACGCCTGACGGACTTTTAGGACCAAGACGAGTAATCTGTCATTCTCAAAAAAAAACTCGCTCTACGGGGCTTTTATGTGGCTCTAAAACCCGGTTGTTTAATCCGGGTTTTTTTCTTCTTTTTTATCGCTTGTGTATCCGCTGATGTTATATTGTTTGAAAAGTAGTTCTTCCTCCGTGCTCATTTCAAATCCATGAGGAAACACATTCTCCTCTGCTTATGGTCATTATTGAATAGCCCGATGTGTATCCAGGTCGCTTTCTTGGACCTTTCAACTATTATCTGGTCGTAGTTCTTGTTTCTGGCCCACTTTTCAACGAACGCGGCGAACTCCTTCATCTTTCCGTTGGCGGGCTGTATATCGGCGGCGTAGCCTATTTGATGCACGCTGTTTTTCACCCCACCGACGGCCTTGTTCAGCGCCTCGTTCCGGTATCCGCTGGTTATCTTTATTCCGCTTCCCCAAGCCTCACGCAGGTCGTCCAGGAAAAACGCCAATTCGAGCAGATGTTCAACGACTTCCCACCCCGGCAGGTTCTCAATTGACTTTTGCCGGGCGGTTGAACTTGTCATCAGCTCTTCCAGCTTAAAGTATTTCGGTGTCTTGCTCATTCTTTTCTTCCGTTTCCTCGTATTGCTCCTCGGGGCGTGTATCCTCATCTTCGCGTCCGTGTCTCTCCTTGTTAACGGTTATTGTGGTGCCGCCGTGCGTCATGGTCGCTGGCGTACCCTTGTCAATCGCCTTAACGACCACCCATAGGGCGCCGAACGCCAGCAACTCACCGGTGGCCGCCAAAATGCTGCCGTCAATCACCGCCATGGGTGGCACAAACCATGATGCTGCAATTAGCACTATTGCAGAAATCGTCAGTATTTTGAACCAGATGTTGTTCGTCGCGACATCTTTTATGACCTCAAACTCTCTTGGCATTTCTTCCTCCGTTTCTCTTTAATAGTTTTATTTCCCGAGCCATAAAGAAGTCCTCGCATATCTCGGCTTGCTTGAACAAGTGCAGAAACCATCAGGTACCTCAGCATAGGCCTCTTTATTCTCGCACAAAAAGTCCATCATCTTATTCACCGCGTCATAGAAAAATGTCTCGTAATATTCAGCCATATATTTTACATCTCCGGCGCTTGTTGCCTGTACATTCGTGTCGCTGTTTTTGACCACGCCCATATTCCTTATTTTCAGCGTCATCACCGTGCAGAGTTCAACGGCGGTGCGATAGACGAGGACCGGGACCAGATAGTCATCCAGGAGGACCTTATATGCCTCATTCTCTTCGTCGTCAATAGTGCCGGCGGTTTCACCCTTTACCTTGTTATAGACGAGCTCCTGCATATGCTCCACCAGGTCCGTACCGATGATGTCCTGCAGGTAGATATTCTGTGAGATGCGGATAGCGTTGCCTACCTCGCTTTCATTCACATTCAGGTTTATCACCCCGTAGGACTTTACCTTCTGGGGAGAAATCAACATAGTGTTTTTAAAATCAGTCATTTCTTTATGGTTATTTGCAGTTATTCTTCGGTACCGAAATCTATTACGAACGGGGCGATGTGTATTCCGTCCTTTGCTCCGGTTATCTTTTCCAGCGCCTCTATAATCACATCTTGCTGGGGCTCAATCACGCTTTTTTGAAAAAGTTTATAGCTGTCGCGGTATTCGTTTGTGGCGAAACCGGTTGATATTCCATTCACCAGGCCCATGAGGAGCGGGGTACAACGCATAGACACGAAAATGTTGGTCCTGGCGTTATCTTTTATCGCAATATATCTTTCGGGGGTCTCGTCGCTCTCAATCTTGGTTACCTCTATTCCGCTTCCGTCCTCATTTTTCCAGTAAAGCATAAAGTTGGCCTCGTTTTCGCTTCCGCAGAACTTGCTCTTTATCGCTTTCTCTATGCCTTCTTTCTGCTCGTCGGTTAAATTGTTGTTTTCCGGGAAATTGAACACATATTTTGCGGAGAAACCACGGGCGACGGTATTCAAGCTGTATTTTGCGCACTCAATCTCGGTTAGGACATCGTAAATAGCGCCGGCGAACGGAGGGAGGGGGTAAATAGCGTTGGTAGTGTCATTTTTGTAGTAGAAAATCTGGGTCGGGTTGTCCTTGTTGATGTGCTC